GGTAATTGTGAAAGTAAAATCTTATTGTTAATTTGTGCAGTATATTTATAAGTTGCTAAAGGTATATTTTCTATATCTACGAACGCTAGCAATATAATCAATGGAAATTTCTTGAGCTCGGAGTCATCAAGCTCTTCAAAACCCCATTGTCTAAAACCAATTCTAAGATTAAAACTATTTATTGTATCTTTAAAAATCGAATAAACTAAATTTAGAGGAATAAGTGTTCTAACACCTTTATAATCAAAAAATAATCTTTGCTTCATACGTTTTCTAAATAATTCTAAATCTATGTCGCTAATATTAAAATTAGCCAAATACTTAGCAATAAATAATTGTTCAAAAACACTAGGTGCTTTTGTAAAATAAAGATAAAACTCATTATCAGCTAGTGCACCCCATTGCATTTTATGAGAAAATGGTAAGGGCACACTGCGTCCTTTAAGTTTAATACAGTACTCACTAAATGATTTATTTGGTAAAGTAATCGGGCGGGGATCAGAAGCGAGATTCCGACATTGCTGTTGGATTCTTGCGACTGAGGGAATTAAATTGCAAGAATACATCGTAGACATTATATAATGACAAACAAAGTGTTATTAACAAATAATTCCGTGGGGACAATATTCCTAAAATAAATAAAAGTGCAATAGCCAATAATGCTACTTTAGCTCCTAAGAATCTAAGGATTAAAAATAAAAAGTAAAATAGTTGCTTAAGGCAGCTAAATACTGGTTTAAAATACTTAATATAACCTATATTTAATAAAATATGAAAAATAAGTAATCTAAATAAATCTGGTTTAACGTTATCCAGCCGGCTTATTTTTGAGTTTAAAAGCTTTAACTTAAAATGGGTGGGTAAATGGGTAATAAAATAGAGTGTTCGCCGAATCCGGTTAAGGGGGCAAATTGAACACGTCTAATAATCCTTATAGTGTAATCCGTACGTACCTGTTTTGGCAGACAACGCACTAATGTACCTATATAATTCAAGGACTTCCTTTTCTAAAGGCTCAAATTCAAGGACAATAAACGTCCAGGTAGGTGGGTGAGATGGTGAAGATCACAAAGCATACACAACAATCTCAATTTCCCATCAACGATGGTTCCCAGAGCTCCTGGTTTTACAAACTTGATAGTTCGACGATATTGCGCTCTTCAAAGTCTTTTTAGAACTAGTTTCCTTGTCCAAAATAAACACACACAA